AAGCTCCCCCCATCGACTGAGCAGAACAGGACGCTCTCGCGATAGATGCCAGTGAACTCACAATGATGAACCCGCGCATTACGACATAGGAACTCATCAATATAGTGTGTGAAGGCATTGCCGATCACGGCGCCATCACCGCGAAAATCCGAGAATTTGCAGTGGTCTATCTCGATATTATCGCCGCGCAGCAGCGCGATACCGTGCTGAAACTGATAGACCGAGCTGCCACTGGCTCCAGCTAGCGCAGGATCCCATGTCTGGTTATGCCCGTTGCCATCGAGCCAAACCCCCGAAATTCTCCAGTCATCGATGCGAGGATACTGGTAGAAATTCTGGCTGAAAATGCCGGGAGGGTTATGGCGGCCGCCCGACATGACCAGATGAGCGCCGTCAGAAAAGATGCTGACACCCGGCTTTAGGTCGATGACGCCGCGGACCTTGTCTTCCTGCGCGTAAATGTAGCCTAGGCCAGCAATGAAATAGGTGCCCTTCGGGATCCATACGGAACCGCCGCCGGCAGCGAACGCCGCATCGATCGCTGCCTGGATCGCAGCCGTATCATCGGTGCCAGACCATGTGCCGTCTGCGGCCTGCACGGCATCAGCCTTCGCGCCACCGCAGATTTGCGGAGTGAAAAGGCTTTTGTTTACACCCCCGCGAGCGATCGCCGTCGGTGACGGTACGAGGATTTGCGTACCGTCTGGTTGGGTGAACGGGAATTTCCCATCTGCGTCCGGGCCGCCAGATTCCGTGCCGACTGTCCAGTCCGCGAGGCTGCTCTGCAGCGCCGTCAAGCGATCGACCAGCTCGACCATCTGCGAGGCGGCCTCGGCCCAAGTCGGATCGCTCATGCGGCATCTCCGATCGGCACCATCTTGCCGTCCACGATGTGATGCGTCGTATCGCTGTCGAATGCCGCCCCATCCACCTCGACATAGGGGCGCCCGTCAGCCACGATATCGCGCTCAGCGGCCGATGTGACCTGGAGAATGCGACCGGTTGCCGGATCGTAGAAAACGACCGTCATCAATAAATTCCCCAAGCGCGAAGGATGCGATTGCCGACCGAGACGGTGTTGTCGGCGGCGTATTGGATCTTGACGACGTAAGTGCCCGCCGAGCGCGCGAGCGCCCCGCCCAGAGAGATGCTGTCGGCCGTCTTTTCGCCGCCGCACGCGAACACCGTAACCCCATCGATGAGCAGCCGAGCATTCCATGTCTTGTCGCCGCTCGGGAACGATTGCGCAGCGAAGAAGTCGGCAAGAATGGTACCCGGCTCATCAAGCGTCACATTCATCGTGATGAGATCAAAATAGGTCCCTGAACCTTGACCACCAATACTTGAACCAGCGGACGTGAAGGTGGGAGCTGACGAGGTTCCACCACTGCCGACCTTGATCGTTTCTACGACAACATTCGGCATGTGAACGGTGTTGCCAGTCGCGAAAAAAAGCGATGTCCCATCCGGCCCGAGAAGATTGTAGGCGCCGAATACCATCTCCAACGTGGACGTTTCGCCATTATTGGTGGCGACGATTCCAGCCACCCGGCCGTTCGCGTTGAGCGACAAGATTGCGCGTGCCGCGACACTACCATCGGACCCGACAATAACCTGCTGAAGGCTCGTTACGCTTCCAGAGACCCCCGCGTACTGGTTTTGCAGCGTCGTAACGTTCTGCGAGATCGAATATAAAACACCGCTGGTGTTGGTAGGATCGATAGATGCAGCGAGGCCATTCGTAGCGTTGATCAGGCTAGTGATCGAGTTGCCGAAATTAGTGAACTGATCATTCAAGGATGTGTTGGGACCGACACGCACCGTGCTCAAGTTCAGGATGAAGGCGGTTCCGTCTCCGGATTTCGCGCCGATGAGCGACAAATCCTCGACGATGGCAGTGTTAGAATCCTGATACTGCTGTTGAAATGTCGTCAGAACGGTGCCGATCTGCTGGCCATTCAGCGTTGTGCGGGCGAGCATGATCGCATCGTTGGCAGCGACGGTCTGCGCCAGCGCAAACCAGTTCTGGCCGTTGAGGTCGAGATCGCTGATCACCTGCTCAGCCGGCCGTCCGCCCACAGGCGTCCCGGGCGGCGCGCCGACCGTTGCGCCATCCTCTGGCTTTCCACTTCCAGTGATGCCGCTCCACGGGACCGCGGTCGAGCTGACTGTCGTAGGGCCAAGAATGAGACGACCGCCAGATGACGGACCCTTCAAATATCGGACAGATGCGTCGTATTGCGTATTGTCCTGTAGCCCAGTGATGACCTTGGCGAGCGTGCTTGGCACCTCGACGCCGCCAGCGATCCAGCCAGCATCTTCGCCTTGGCCAACCGCATAGGGGCGATATTCGAAAACGATGCGGTCGATCCCACCTCCAGCAGGCGCGCCACTGAGCACCAGTGCCGGAATCGTCGTTCCATTCGCTGAAATAGCATCCGCCGCGATTTCCCATTCTGACGGTCCGGGCGTCGGGATCAGCGGCGGCCCGGAAACCGATGGCGTTGGCGGTGCGGTCGTCGTCTGGCCGAGCGCGAAGGCGTGCTTGGCATAGGTCTCCGACCGGGCCGTCATGGTGACGGCGCCCTTGGACGGGTCCAGCGAGCGGTTGAGGAGGAGGATATCCTGATTGACGAGGCCGAGCTCGGGCAGATTGGCGGTGACGACGTCGCCTGGCTTGTAGCCCATCCAGCGCAGCTTGAGCGGCAGCGAGATCGGGCCGAACTCGCGCGCATTCTCGATCGCGTAACGGGCGAGCTGCGCCACCTGATTGGGTGCGTTCGGGCCGCCACCCGCACCCTGCACGAACTCATAATCGATCTGGGTCTGGCGTTGCTTGCCGTCGAACGTGACATAGGAATCGATGACGATCGGGCCGGCCGCCGCCATCCCCCACGTCACCGCGGTGCGAAGCGTGCCGTCGGCATTCTGGGTGGTGAGCGACTGCTCGGCCATGTAGCGCGGCACCACCGCGTTGATGCGATCCCGCATCGCCTGGGTGGATTGCACGCTGGCGTCGCCGATCACATCGTCGATGCCGATCGTCGCGAGACTGACGCGGGGCGTGTTGATCAGGCAGCCGATCTGCGCGCCCAGGCGGAGGGGTTCGCCGCCGCCGGCAAGCAGGATGTCCTTGAGCCGCTGCCACTTGTTGTCGGTGGTCTGGAGGATGCCGCCCATCTTCCAGCTGTTGGCATCGGCGATGTTCGCGCCCTCGACGAACTGATCGAGCAGGATGGCCGCGATCGGCGCGCCCACGCCCGCCACCAGCTTGCCGTTCTGCCGCCAGCCGATAAGCCAGGCGAGCGCGAAAAGATAAGGATTATCCTTGCCGGTATAGGACCATGTCGTCTCGTCGTTCCAGCGCTGCGGGCCGGAGCCGCCCGGATAGGTGCTGTCCTGGCGCGGATCGTAGACGCGGACGCCCTGGATGACGTAGCCGCACTGCGGCTCGGTCGTGAGTGTCTTCGTGCCCTTGGTGTCATAGACGAGCTGGATCGCCGATGCCGCGAGGCCGGAAAGCTTGCTGGTTGCGTCGATGCCGGGCGGATAGCCGCCTTGACCGACCTGCAGGGCCGATGCCTCCGGCTGCGCGCCAAGCTGATGCCGCTCGAACATATTGCCGCGATCGGTGATGTTGACGGTCGTGTCGGTGCCGACCGACGTAGCCACGCCGTCGACATAGAGCTGGTCGAACGATTGGACCGGTCCAATGCTGTGGACCGTGGTGATCGCTTCCCACTTGTTGGTGTCGCCGGAGGTCTGGCGGTAGACGATCTTGCCGGCCGAATAGGTGCGACCTGCGATGATCGGGATTCCCGCCTGCGGGTCCGCCTGCCATTGCATCGGATTTCCAACCGCTTGAGGCTTCTTCTGGAGAAGGCTCGATACGGCCGACAGCGCCGTCGCTGCTGCGCCAAGCGCGGCCACGGACACACCACCCATCGCACCCGCGACGAAGCCGGCGGCTGAGGCGTAGGAAATGCCCTCGGCCACGGCCAGCCCCGCCCCGATTCCAGTGGCGGCGAGCGCGATACCACCGACCACCAACGCGGCCGTCCGGAGGAACTTGCTCATGCAACCCTCCAGGCGGTGCCAAGATGAACACGACGCAGCACAGCTGCGCCCGCTGCTTCCTCATGGAAGCCAAGCATCGCGCCATTGCTGAGATAGATGCCGAGAGCACCGAAGGCGTCGCCGCTCTCACCCATGACGATGTCGCCCACCCACGCTGCCGCCGGGGCGATGCGCGGCAAGTGGAGCGCATCGAGTGCCTCCTCCAGCGTGGCGTGGCCGACCCGCTTCAGCGCCGCACGTGCACCGATCGCTGTCTTGTAGCTGCCCGCCTTGGCGAGTTGGGGCTGGTAGCCGAACTGGCGGAGATGCCAGGCGGCGATCCGTACGCAGTCGCAAGCGCCCCAGCTGAACTCGCGGTCCCGGAAATGCTCGAGCGTGGCCGTGGTCAGCCGGACGCGGCGATCGAGTGGGTGCATCGCGTCGATCATCGCGTCACCCCCGACGCAGGCGACATGCCCCAGTAGATCTGGTGCTGGACGCCGGTGACCTGCGACAGGCCGGTCTCGCCGGGCCACAGATATTTGTGGAAGGTGTCAGACAAGCGCGCACCATCATCGTTGAAGAAGAACCACTCGAAAGCGCTGGTGATTTCGAGATCGAGAAGGCGGCTGTAGGCGCCGACCTTGAGCGTCGCGGTGTCGAGTTGACCGAGGAAGATCAGCAGCGGCTCGCCGAGCACGAGGCCCGTCAACGGGGCGACCGCGCCCAGCCAGATCGACACCTGCGCGCCCTGCATGTTGGCCGAGGAGAGATCGGCTGCCGCGGCGTTGCTCGCCGGCGCCAGCGTGAGCTGGGTGGCGGGCGCTTCGTCGCCGGTGCCATCGGTAAGATCGCCGACAGCATAGAGGACGCCATAGGTCGGATCGTCGCCGGTGAACGTCTTGCCGTCGAAGCCCACCACCCCGGATCCTGTGAGCAGGCGGATGGTATGACTGGGCAGCACGATCTCGACCGCGCCGAAGATCGTAGGGTTACTTCCAGCCAGCGCGTTATCGAGCCCTGGGGACATCGCCGTCATGATTAGGCTCGCTCGGTGATGACGATCGTGGCTGGCGTCGCCCGCGCGATGGCTAGCTCAACGGCGACCTCGTTGCCGCTCAGGAACCCCTCAATGTAGGGCTGCGCGAACTCGCAGACGGCCCCATCATTCGGGCTGATGCGCAGCATGGGATGGATGGCGAGCGGCATCTTGCCGGACCCGTCCGCCGCCGTGTCGGCGTTCGCGGCGTGTAGATACCGCTGGCCGCCGTAGATGATGCTGAAGAACTGACCTTCGAGGACAATGTAGCCAGGCACAAAGCCTCGCAGGTTCAGGATAGAACCGAGTTGGCCCGCGCCATCCACCATGGGCGTGCCTGGGTTGCCTATGGCAAGCCCTGGTTGCGGGAAAGGAAACAGAGCGCCTTCGGTCTTAGCCCGTCGGATGCACGCCATCAGGATACGGCCATCAGGCTCCGGGCGCAGGCGCGGATAGACGATGTCCAGCGCCCAGCGATTGCCGATGCGGTTGAGCCGCTGGGCTGCGCCACCCATCGGCGGAACGATGTCGGCACCGAAATCAAGTAATTTGGGCGTAGCCGTCTGTGGCAGCCGGGGCTGCGGAAGCAGAATGGACATTGGTTGCCCCCTAACCTGCGAGTGAGCGGCGACGCGCGCGGTCGGCGCGGTCGGCAGAGAGCTGGGCCCCGCCAGCAGCGATCTGCGGCGCGGATTGCTGGATCTGACCGCCGGAGATGCTGGCAACCTTGGCGTCGAAATAATCGTTGGCCTGGACGCGCACGATGACCTGCGGCTGGCCCCCGCCGGCAGTCATCAGGCGCCGAGTGTCAGCTGCGTTGGTGACACCCGATCCCCGTGGCAGATTGACCAGCTCTGGCCCGTTTTCGCCGACCCACGCCACGCCGCCGGGAGCATAATTCGTTCCAGAGGCGAAGTGGGTGATCGACGCGAAATCGGTTGCTGCCGGTGCGGCGTCGAAACCGTTGCCGCCGCCGAACAGGCTTCCCAGCTTTCCGAAGAGGCCGCCGATCGAGCTCAGCGTCGGATTGCCCTCGCCCAGAAGCAGGTTCTTCAGCGGATTGATGAGAGCGAGCTTTTCGAGCTCCTGCTCGACGTCCTTGAGTAGATTCTTCAAGCCCGAGCCGTTGGGGTTGAAGAGGTCATCGATGAAGCGGTCGCCCTCTTGGCGGAGCTCCTTCCAGGCATCGGTTACGTCGGAGAGTTTGTCCTTGAGCGCGTCCTCGGCCGAAACGCCTTCGAGGATCGACCGAATGGCTGCGTCGGAAATATTGGTATTGCTCGCTCGGAGTTCGTGTTCCTTCATGAGGCGGTCGATCACGACCTGCTGCTGGTCTGCGGACTTGCCGACCAACCCGATCTGCGCGATCGTCAGTTCGTTCTGATCACGCTGCTGACTCGTGGTGGTCGCGATGAGCTTAGAACGGTCCGTGGACTGCTGCTGGTTGGCGAGATCGACGGCGCTATCGACGACACCCTGACGACGGGGATCATTCGCGGCGAGATCTGGATAGCGGCCGGCGGCCTCGCGCTGGGCTGCACGACGGGCAATCTCGATCTGACCTCGGCCGGTCCGGTCGCCGGCGAAATCCGCCTGATCCTTCAAGCCCTGGATCGAGTTTTCGTTCGCGGCCTTTGCCTGGACGGCAGCAATCGCCTCCTGAGTAGCGCGATCCTGCTTCAGGGCGTCCGTGTGCGCCTTAACAGCCCGTGTCGCTGCATCGACCGCCACGCCTTGCGCCTGCGCTTGGGCGACGATTAGCGGCCGGAGTTTTGCCTCGTCCGAGAGAGCATTGTTCATGCCCGCGACGCTGAGCGTGCCGGCGGACACTGCCCCGAGAACGCGCTCGCGGGCACCGGTCTCATCGCGCAGCTGCGCAGTCTGCTTGTCACCGTCTCGGATCGCATTGGCGACGTTCAATGCCTGCTGGCGCGCATATTGTTCGGTCGCCGAGGTGCCGTTTTTCGTTGCATCGGTGACCGCCTTTTGGCGGGCCTCCGCATCTTCGCCGGCGGCAGCACTCGTCAGAAATGCGTCGCCGGCAGCAAGGGCAGCGGCAGCGTTGGCACGCATGGCGTCCGCTTCGCGGCCGAGGGTCGCAGCATGTTTGTCCGCGGCCTTGTCGAGGCGGGCGCGGGCTTGCTCGCCCTTCGCATTAGCGTCTGCATCCGCATCCGCATTCGTCACGACCTGTCCGCGCAGCTGATCGAGGGCGAGCTGATGCCCAGCCGCCTGTCGAGCGGCGGGCGTGCGGGCCTGGGCGAGCCGAGCCTCGTCCTGATCAATGAGCCGCTTTTTATCGGCCGGCCCGAGGAAGGTGTTGAGTGCACGGGTATAGGCTTCCAGTGCCTGCCGCTGCTCGGTCAGTTCGCCGGTCGCAGCAAACTGGGCCACGGACTTGGGGTCCGCCAGCGCGCGCTGGATCCGGTTGCGGGCCTCCTCAAGCTGCTGGCGACCCTGAAACCCGGTGTAGCCGGTTCCAGCCGTCCGGGCATCCTCCGCACGCTTGCTCGATGCGGCATCGGCCGTCGCCTGGGCGCGCGTGATCTCGGCCTGTGCCTCGGAAATCTGCCGATCGAGGTCGGCGCGCAGGCCTGGTGCGAAGCTGTTGCCAAGCTCTGCACGCTTGGCGAGCAGATCTTGCAGGCGCTGCGCCGCAGGCGTGGCCGAATTGATGCCCGTGAGGAATCCACCGAGCTTCGCCCACGCATCGGAAATGGACGCCTTGATCCCGTCGAACGCAGCGCTGAGGCCCTCGGCATGCTTGGCTGCGCCGTCGAATGCAGGACCGAGATCCGCGAGGAGCTGAGCCTGCGCACCATAAAGGTCGTTTTGGTCTGCGAGATTCCGGATCTGCTCGATCTGCGACTGCGACAGCAGTCCGTAGCGATTGGCGAGTTCCTCAGCGCCCTTGACGGGGTCCTGGAAGGCCTTGCCCAAGACCTGCTCAGCCTGATCGATGCTCGATCCAGTCCCGGCCGCGAAGTCGGCAGTCAACTTCGTCAGACCGACGAGGACGCCACTGCCGATTCCGCCGAGCTCGACGTAGCTGCTCTCAATCTTGCGAGCCGCCGCAACCGTGAGAACCCCTCCGGCCGTTGCAGCCTCGGCATTGTCCTCCAGCTGTTTGCCAGTGATGCCGATGGCAGCGCCGGCGACGCCGGCAAGGGACTCCAGCTTGGCCAGCGCGTCCTCATAGCTGACGAACGCTGCAGTGCCGATCGCGACCACCGCGGCCAGCGCCGCGATGCCGATCGATACGGGGTTGATCAGCCCCGACACCTTGGCGAGGCCTCCAGCCATACCCGCATCATCGCTCGACAGCACTTCGACGCCCTTGTGCGCTTCCAGTGCAAAGGCCGTGAGTGGGTTGCGCCCAGCGATGACGGCATCCGTGAAGCGAAGCACTGCAGATTGCGCGATGATCGTCTGTTGCCGGTTGAGGCCGAGCGCCCCTGAGTGCCCATCCAGCGCGTTCTTTGCTGCCAGCAGGCTCTTCTCCGACGCGGCGATGGCTTTCGCGTGCTCGGCCTCAGAGAGCACGCCCTGTTTGAGCAGGCCGTTCGCGGTCGCGATCTCGCCGTCGTACCGCTTATGAGCGGTGTAGAGTGGATCGATCTGGGACCGCACCGCCTCAAGCTGTCGCTCCTGTTGAGCGAGTAGAGCGGAAAATTGCGCGGCATTCGCGTTCTGGCCAGATGAGCCGCCGCCGGCGTCGCGGTAACCACCATAAGCATTGGTGCCCGCGTTTGCGTTGACGACCGACTGCGTCTGCGTCGGCAGAACGGCCTGGATCTTGGCGGCGGCCCGAGCCTGTCGATCAAGTGCAGCCTGAATGTCGTCAGACGCCTTGTCATAGGCAGCAACGAGCCGCTTGGCCGACGCATCACCGGCGTCGCCGATCGCCGCAAAATCGGCACGGACCTGGGCAGAGCCGTCCGTGGCAAGACGAATGGCGACACTATTGGCCATTGGCGTCTCCATCCGATGCGGAATCAGAAAGCGGCGCGAGGATCGCGCGCTCGGCGATGGGCAGGATTTCGGCGAGCAATTCGGCGTCGGCACCGCGAGCGGCACCGATCGTCATCACCGCGCCGAAATCCATGGCAAAAGGCGCTCCGAAGCCGGCGACACGCAACTGCGAGCCGCAGCCGGTGATTACTTCGAAGACGAGTTCGCCTTCTTCGGTCGCGGGCTCGTTTTCCCGGTACGGGCACTCTTCGCACCGCTCGCCTTCGCCTGCGGTGCAGGAGAGTTGGCAGTACCGAGCGCCGGCGTCGCCTCCGTCGAAGTGCCATTCGAGGAGGCGGCCGATCCGTTTTTTTCCCGATCCCTGTCGAGCCAGGGCTGAACGTAGATCCGCTCAGCGGCTTCGAAGCAGTCGGTATTGGCGATGAACAGCTCGACAGCGGCCTGCATGACAGGCTCGCCGTCATGATCCTTCGCCGGGTTGCCGTCGTCACCGATGACAGGAACGAGATCGGCCGGGCCAAGCAGTTGCTCGTTCTGATCGCCAATACCGGCCCACTCGGCGATGCCGAGCCGGAGCATGGCGGCCGTCAACTCATCACTGGCCTCGATGATGTCGTTAGGCGCATTTTGCAGCGCCTGCCGGCACGCGGAGCGCGCCGCTCGCACCATCTTGCGGCTGATGGGCAGGAAGCGGACGCGCACGCCGGGCAGGAGATCCTTCCAGCCGCTCTCCGGGGCTCCGAGCTTCAGCATCAGTAATCCGCCACGTCGTTCGACAGCGTCGCAGTGACGCTGGCAGCGAGTGCTCCGGACGCCTGCCAGTTGAACACCGCCTGGATGCCGTTCGGGCCGGTGATGGGTCGCTTTGGTCTGGGGAGGAACACGCGCGGCACAGCGAACACCAAGCCGAAGGCGCCGACGGCCCAGCCGAAGTCCACCTCGCAAGGCGCGCCCGACGTCGCTTGATTAAGGAGCGTCAAGTCCTTGAACCGGACAGTAATGGAGCCGGTCATGCTCACCGCTCCCGGATCGCTGTCCTCGATGCGACCATCCGACTTGATGGTCTCGACCTTGTCGAGCGTATTCGAGAAGGTGAAGTCCGCGCCGACGACGGATCCGAGAGCCGTGCCGTCCTTCTTCACCGATCCGGTTGCCTGCGGGAAGCGCTGGATCGGAAGGGATGCTGTGGCAGTACCACCGGCTGCGCTGGTGCCGACCGGATCACTTTCGCCGATGCAGACCAGGCTGCAGGTCGCATTGAGCAGACCGTTGCGCGCCATCGCGATCTTCATCTGATTGAGGCGCGCACCATAGTTCGTCGAGTAGGCCGGCACTTCCGGCGCGCCGATCTCGATCGACATGCTGGGGAGGTTCGCGGCGCCCGACTGGAACACATGCTCGTAGCCGGTCGCTACATCGCCAGACGAAACCGGCGCACCGAATGCGAGTTTCAGCCAATGGCCGAAGTTGCGGACGTCAACGGGCACGACGATGTCACCATCGTTCGTTGCCACATCGGGCGTCGGATCCTGCGGCTCACGCCCCTGTCCAAGAAGGTCGGACGGGATGAGCGGGCGCTCTTCGCCAAGGGTGTGGCTGACGAAGGGGATGCCGAACCAGGTCGGACCGCCAGCCGGCGTGGTGCCGGCAGTGGTTTCGAAGACGCCGAACGCCTTGGCGTTCGCGCCGCGTGCGCGAGTACCCATACTGCTCTCCTGTCAGAGGGGTTTGGTGGTCGTGTAGGTGGCGGTGACGGAGAAGGTCGCGACGCGGAGCGTCGGAGCTGCATCGTCCTGCTCGTCAAAGCTCTCGGCGGCCGTCGCGTCGAAATAGTCGACTGCGCCGCCCATGGTCCTGTCGTTCTCGATAGCGGCCGCCAGGATATCGATGATGGCGTCCACACGCTGCGCGGCGGTCATCGTCGCTGACGCGTATGCTTCCACGGTCACCGGAAGTTGGTGAGTGTAATTGTAGGTGGGCGGCGAGAGGTCGACCTCTGGTTTTCCCGGGCTTCCCTGATCGACGATGATGCGCCCATTCGGGCTAACACGCTCCGGGACGGAATCCGCACCATCAAGGCCGATGACCTCTGGCCCGTTAGCGCCAACAGCGGCCGCGAATAACGCTTTCAAACTGACCGCGACATCATAGGACTTAGACATTGTCTGGCCCCTGCGTGACGCGGTTTGTGAAGTCGGCGGCGCCTTCCTGTGCGGCCGCGTCCAGGTCGAGCTTCTGCTTCGGCGTTACCCAGCTGGTCAGCGTGAACATCAAGATCAGCTCGCTGTCGCTGCCATGCGCCAGGCGGCCGCGCTTCACACGCTTGCGGCTACCGCGCGCCGTGCTGCCGAGACGTTCGGCAATGAAGGCCAATTTGCGGCCCTGCCGGCCTTTCTTGATGATGAACTCCGGCACACGGAATGCGGCTAACACCTGGTCGGGCGTCATTTTCTTCGTGGATGTCGTGCGGCCGCGACCCGGCGCTCGGGGGACGTTCTTGCTCGGGATCCAGAGATAGTCCTTACCGGCGTGCGGCCGGATCGTGGCGCCGGAAGCGAAGGTAGTGATGATATCCGGTGCGTTCGACCAGACATAACCCGCGGGACTCAGCGAGTGACCATTCTCCGGGTATGTCTCGCCACGCCATGTGTTTGCGAGGCGCTGCCCCATGCCCGCGCCGAGGATCTGATCGCGCAGCGCCAGCTTCAGCGTGCCAGTCGCACCGCGCATGGCATCGGTGATGAACTCGGCTGCCGTATCGACGGCACCGTCGACGGCCTGTCGCATGCCGTCGACCGAGACGCTGGTTCTCACGCCGGCTCCGCCGGACAGGTCCAGGTGAGGCCTTCCTCGTCTAGGATAGCCGGTCCGTTGATCCGAAACGTCTCCGAGCCGATGGTGAGGGTGTCGCCTTTCGCCGGCATCGCCACGTCGGATTTCTGGACGTCGAAATGATTGGGGTCGGTGATCGTGCGAGCGCTCCGGGCACCGGAGACCTCACTGCCTTGGCTGCGGATCACGCCGATGCCCACCAGGACATCGCCCGTGGCCAAGATTGTATAATCCGCCGCCACGGACCCAGCCGCACGATGAAGCACGGCGAGCGCCGCGGCGAACGGATCAGCCATTACGACGCGGTCGGGATCAGGATCACGTCCGCGGCGGCGTCGCCGGACGCCTGCGCGTTCACGAAGGCGCCGATCAGCTTGTTGGCCCCAGCGGTCGGCGTGACGACCTTGTTGGTGTCGTCCCAATACGCCTTGGCGCCGGCGGTGTTGGCTGCACCGGTGGCGCGCGGGAAGGCGAACTGTCCGGTGCGACGGAATTCGCCGATCGCGTTGGCTGCATAGGCCGTCATAGCGACAGCGAAGATCGCGCCGATCAGAGCACCGCCGCCGGAAGCGACGGCATAGGGAGCTGGCAGGGTGATCGTGTCGCCCTGCTTCTTGAAGTTGTTCATGTCTCAGTGTCCTTTCACTGGCGTGCGTCAGGCCGACGCAGCGGGCTGCTTCTTCGAGGGAGCGGCGAAGTCCTCGGTGACGTCCTCGTGTCCGTCGCCGATCAGGCGGTCGCCCTCGGCGTCTTCCACCGTGACGACACCGTCTTCGGGCTTGCGGAGTGCGCCACCGGCGTAGGCCTCCGAGATCAGTCGGATCGATTTCATGGGGGATGCTCCAGAACGACGAAGGGCGGCACGTGGCCGCCCTTCGTCACCTGATTGTGGGAAGCGCCTTACTGGCCGGGGTTCTGGTAGGCCGAGCGCCAGTTGATGGCGCCGACACCGTAGTCGAGGCGAACCTTGAACTCGGTGCCGTCCACTCGCCAGCCGAGCTCGTTCTCCAGGAACGGCTCTTCCACGCCATTCAGGAAGACGACCTCGATCGCCGGGGCGACGTCCTTGTCGGCGAACAAGTACCAGGCTGTGCCACCCAGGCGCGGCGTGTCGACGACGGTCTCCACGAGGCCCTGCACCATGTTGATGCGCTGGAGCTTGTTGGCCGCGTCCGGATCATAGGGCGAACCGATGATGACACGGACGGTGCCGCCCAGGCTGAGCGGGCCGACCCAGCTCTGCGGCCGAATGTCGAGGAACTCGTTCCCGCTGACATCTTTCTGCGAAGCCATGGCGACACGAGCCGCGTCGAAGGAGGCGACGCCCGGCACCGCCGCCACACCAGCGATATTGCCGTGGTGGGCGGCATCGAACAGCGCGAAGCCGTCACCCATGACCGGGTTCGAGGCGAGCAGCGCGAAGACGTCGACCTCGATGGTCAGCTTCGCGGCGCGGCCGAGATCCATCGCCAGGCCCGAGAAGACGCCCATGTCGTCATTGATGAGCGCCTGGCGGGAGATTCCGATGATGTTGCCCTTGGTGCCCGCCTGGATGGTCTGCTTGGCCCCGTCGGGGATCGCTTTGTTCCGGAACTCGCCGGCTTCGTTCAGCACGTCGAGCGTGCCGAAGGTGCCCTTGAGGTAGCGGTTAGCGGCCCGGAAGTCCGTCACGGAGCCGGTGCCGCAGAATTTCGACCAGCTGTCGGGCGTGGTCGCATAAGCCGCCTGCAGCGTCTTGTGCATCACGTTCTCGAGCAGGACGGTGAAGTCGCCGGTCGTCTGGGTGATGGCGTTCATCGACGTCATCGCGGCGCCGAGGATCGCCTTCGGATCGCGCGAGGTGACGCGGTTGCCGGAGTTGATCAGGGCCTCGCGGGCCAGATCGACGCACGATACGCCACGGAACTCGCCTGGATCGAGACGCAGTGTCTCGCCGCGCAGCGCTGCTGCCTTCGTGACGGTCGACGCAACACCGGAGCGGATCATGAGCCACGCGGCAGCACCATCCAGCCACTTGTCGCGGGCGTCTGCGCCGACATTGATCGAGCTACGGCCGACGTTGGCCGCATCAGAACGCTCGGCCAGCTTGTCCAGCATCTTATCGCGGGCCTCGGCCAGCGGAGTGCCGGCGGTCACCAGACCCTCGATGAAGTCGGCGTCGAGCCCGTGCTTTGCGCCGAGCGCGCGGATCTCATTGCCACGGGCGCGATCGGCAGCGATGGCTGCCTGCACGTCGGCGGCCGTGATACCGGCCGGGGCGGACGGGGCAGCGGGGGCAGCTGCA